GTATTTCTAAATCTTTTCTTACCCCCATTTGGTATACCATTTCTTTTGTGCCAGATATAAGTGTCGTAGAACTTTAACTTGGTCTCCTTCTGACTTCTATATATCAATTCGTATATAAAAGGGTTTCTAAGTCCATTCTTGCAATTATCGTTGATGTTAAGTATGAAACTACCACTTGGTTTTAAAACTCTCTGTATCTCGTTAAAAAGGGGTAATAACCAATCACAATATTCTTGTGGTTTTTTTATTGATATGTTCTTTCCATAATTTATTATATCAGCATAAGGGGGTGATGTAATAACCAAATCAACTGAATTGTCAGGTTGTTCTTTAATTAGTTCAAAACAATCTCCGTGTAATATCATTTGTCTTTTCACATATTTCTTTTATTACCTTCCGGTCTTGTTCTGTGTATTGTGCTGAATACCATTCAGGGTATTTCTTTGGGTCTATATAGTTATCTCCGTGTAATATCATACCAAATAATATTTTCCTTTTCTGTTGTTCTCTGATACAAACTCTGTTACGATATATCTTAACGCATCCAATGCGTGGTCATCACCAGTAACTGAACTGGTTTGTCTACCACTTCTATCTTTCTTGAACTTATAGTTTGAGAACTCGTTTATTAGATTTAATGAATCTTCGTGAACATACGTCTTATATTGTTTCATCTTTGAGATACCCCATAAGACACTACCTTTACCTTTCTTAACACCTCTTACATTAAGACCACCCCTTCTTAATTCTTCTATACTCTTAGGTTCACTTGAGTCTGCAACAATATCAACACTCCTATCTATACCCATCTCTCTGAGTTCATATAGTAAGTCATCGTTGGTTGTCTCTGTCTTATAGAACAATTCCTTAACCCATATGGTCTTGTCTAAATTTAATACTTCAACAACAGCACAAGCATCATTTGAATACCCAAAGTCAATTCCGATATATCTGTGTTTGTAATTGGGGTCTTCTGAGTAAGTCTCAGGTTGTATAAAGACTTTCTCTCTTGGTTCAACAATCCTACCCTCAGAGTATATCTCATACATCTCAGGGTCTATCTTCTTAAGGTCTTGAATGGATTGGATTATCTTGTCATCTAAGAATGCATTTTGTCTCCAAGTTGAATGTAACATACAACCATTATCTTTGGTTTCAAATTCAAACCCCCACCAATTCTGTGGTACTTCGGGGTTGTATGCTGCTAAGATATATTGTTCTGTACGTATATCCAATTGTATAAATGCAGATTTTTCTATGGTATTAACTTCGTCTATGAACACAACGTCAGACTTCATCCCACGAAGTTTACCTGTTGTGTCATCTAATCCGATAAACCTAATCGTTGAACCGTTGTCCATACGATATATCATTTCTACCTTGTTGAACTTACTATCCTCCCATAGGTCTAAACTCTGTAGAATGTCCTTAAAGTCAACGAGGATAGTATTCTTAATTGATACCTGTGTTTCACGAGCAACAGTGATTGTTGTGTCGGGATTTGCAAGTGCAGTTATGATGAGGTGTTGTAATGCAGTATAACTTTTTCCTGAACGTGATGACCCCCTTAAGAAGATGTATCTCTTATCTTCTTGTATCTTGTCCTGAATGTCTAAGTATAGTATCGTAGTTTGAAACTCCATATACTATAAATATAGGAAAGTTATGAAATGTCCTCAATAGTTAACAAATAATTTAATACATCTTACTAATCCTCTCATCAATACCATAATCTAACAATACTGTTCTACCTTGATATTGTCCCCAATTTTCTATGTTATGTAAATCACAATTGTCTATATTAAATTGTGGTATTAGTTTTTTTACTTCTTCTATTGGGGGTCTATGACAAATCCTTTCTGCTCTTTCTTGACATACAATACCAAATCTCTCCCATATAAGGGGAACTAGTTTGTTTGTGTCTTTGTATTGTCTCCATACTTTGGATTCATTCTTACCTTGCAAATAACCCCTATAATCTATGGGTATCTTATATACTCTGTCTTTTAGTATGATTACAACCCTTGTTGAAGAACATATTGTCATTCTTCCAAAACTTTTACATCAAAAAAATCATAATTTCCTCCATTAGATTTGAAATCATCTAATCCATTAAGTTCAAGTGTATCTTCAACATCTTTATATTCAGGGTAAGAGGTTGTTAATTCAATAACTTTTGTGGTGTCATCACCTTCATTCCAAAAAGTAATTTCAAGGTCATACATAGTGTTGTTATTCATAGTGTAAAGATAATGATTATGAACCAATAATCCAAAATTCCAATTCTCCATTTGGAATAACTTTTTCAACAACATAGTCGTCGTAATGATGCCACGGACTATATGTTTTTTTTCTCTTCATAGTTGAGATTAACCAATCGGTTCTTTCATCATTATTTGCAAACTCTTTCTTCGTCATAAAGTATGCGTTTGTGGGATAGTCAATTTGAATTGTTTTCATACCACAAATATATGGCAAACAAATCAATCTTCCAAATCTCTTGGGGGAATTACTCTTACAACAATATTCTTATCACCATCTAATTTCTGTCCTTGACTGGTTACATCTATTGTCTTTGAATCTTGGAAATCACTTGGAAACATATTCTTCATCATAAATTGCCATAACCCCGCATTTATATTCTTACTTTCCCCTTTTTCAAATGCATTTTCTACGTGACTTAACCAGTGGTTTTGTGACAATATCATTGCCTTATCTACTGTGTTCGTAAACTGAGGGTCATTATTATACAATTTATAGAATGTCTCTCTACCCAAATTGAAGTGTTCCATCATCTGAGTCTTATTTCCTCCCTGTTTTCCTATCTCCATTATCTCTTTTTGCCAGTCAACACTCCACTTCCCCCTTTCAACAAGATACTCTATTGTGTGTCTTGGTCTACCTATTGCATTACTCATATCTTATAATCTTTTAAATACTTGTTTAATTGAGAGTATATAATCTCACTATCCTTTACCTTATTCGTTGGGAATATCTCTGAATAGACAATCTTCATATTCTGTTTATCATCAAATGTAAGGTCTGTATATGACATATCTTTTAGGTTCTTATCATACCACACCTTTGACTTCACCATAGTCGTTCTATCGTGTAGATATGAAGGTCTTGACCTATCATCAGTTCTCTTACAGTTACACCCCCTTTTCATATTCGTTAAAGTTTTGTTCAATAATATTAATTACCTTATTTAAAAAATCTGCTTGTTCGTATTCTTCTTCTTTGATATGTTCATCCAACCTTTTGTTTAGAATTGCAACTATGAGTTCAACAGATGTTTCTTTAATGATTGATTGAATATCAAATCCTTTATTATATACCGCTTTCTTTGCTAGTTGTATTCTTTCAATAACCGGTATATTGAAATAATTGTCAGGTATGTTTATATACGCCATATCAATAAATATCCTCTAAATTAACTTTGTTCACAATCTTTGTCTTTTTTATTATTAAAATATTCCTCTATTTGTTTTTCTAGTTCAGTATTCCCCTTCTTACCCTTGACCATTTTAATAATAGTATAGGTAATAGAAACAATCAATAATATGATTTTCAACACCTCTTGTAACTCAGTAAACATCGTTACTGTAATTGCACCTGTATTAAGTAATAATACTTTATCTGTAATAAATTCCTTCATAACGATAAATATATTGTGTTGATAAAATAAAACCCCCCAACAGCGTTCTGAAGGGGGGTTGTGTGATACTATGAATAACTCAAAATGGAATACTACTGAAAAACAACATAACTATAATAAAAAAATAATTAACAGGTTACTAGATAGTATCACAGTCGTTCTTCACATATAAATATATTATACTTTGGATTTGTTGTCAATTATTGAATTACTTTTAATTTACCAAACTAGATTAATAAGATAATGTAGTTTTAGGTAGAATAATTAAGTCCCTGCTAGATGCTAGTGCTGCATCAAGGACTCTACCATTCTTAACTACATTAGTAGTTTTGAGGCTCTCAGTTGGTCATAAGTCCCAAGAACGACCATAACGAGATTTAAAGATACTCCCATTTATTTGTTGGAGTTATCAATAAATAGTCAATTTTTGGAAAATGGTCAAATAATTTGGAACTTTTTTTTATATTCGTATATTTATTAGTATGTCAAGACCTTTTAAAGATAGAACAAGATTCATAGGTAAAGATGGATTATGGTATTATGATTGCATTAAGTGTGAAATGTTTTTCCCCGAACATAAAATGGCTGCTAACTCCAACTACAAATTTGCTGTAGACAAGTATTGTAGAGTGTGTAGACAAGAACAAAGAGAAGCGGCAATCATTAAAGACGTAACACCAAAGAGTTATGACAGAGATGGTAACCTAAAAGATAGATGGGTTATCAGTACCGCACGAACCTTTGGAACAAGGTTTATGAACTACTCTGACTATGAAGATATGATGAATTATCTCAATAGTGTTGGATATAATACTAGTGGAGATATACACCAACAATTCTGTGATAGAGTAAAAGAAAAGTATGGGGTCGTATTGGAACAATCAGATGTTAAACATACAGATGTTGACCCATACCCATTTAAGAGTCCATATAAGAAAGATAACCAATAACGTGGTATGACACCATCAAAAATATAAAACAATTCAATTATGCCCCTTCCAAATCCAAATAGATACAAAGACAAAGACACATATGTTAGTGCTTGTATCAAAGAGTCTTCCAAAGAGTTTCCACAAAGACAGGCTATCGCTGTATGTATCTCAAAGTGGGAAAACAGAAATAAATAAAAAAAGTTGTTATTTTAGTGGACTTTTGTTACTTTTGTGGATATATATAGTATATAACATAATCCTCAAAATAATAACAAGATGAAAAACAGCACAGGTTCACAGATTGCAAGACAATCACAAATCAAAGTAGTATCAGACTATTTTGCAATGTGTGGTATATGTCCCACACTAAAAGATATGGTATCAGTCACCACAGTATTGGTTGACTATATTGAGAATGGTTACTCCAAAGAAATGGGAGAACGACTTGAGAAAGTAGATGAATACATCATTAACGAATATAAAGGTAAGAAGTAATGACAAGGAATCAGCAAAAAACATACATAGAAAACCTTGAGAACCCCAATATGGACACTTTAGGTAAGAAGGTATATGAATATATCAAAAGTCGTGAAACGGTCATATATAACGATGTAATTGAGTATTTCTTTAAGACTCATAATATCAAAACCTCATCAAGTGGGGCAGCATTCTCAAAAATATTAGATGCTGGTCTAATCAAAGAAGTTGAGGAAGTTAGAACAGGTGTCTTTACATTTGTTGAAGACGAAGAAGAGAGAACTCAACTTATGTATAAAAGAGAAGAAGAAAGATTTGACAGGTGGGAAAAGAAAGGTTATGAGAATGGTTGGATTGCAAAAATTCAAGCAGAATTGATAAATCGTTTGGATAAGAACATTATTTGACTTATATTTGTAATATGAAAACACACAAAGAATACTACCCCAACACTGTCTTTATTATGGACAACTACAAATCTTCTACACTCCCTCGTCTTTTCTATGACTATAAGATGACTGTAAAACAGATTGACAACTCAGAACTAATCACCAATTGGTTGAATAGTGATGAGGCAAAGGACAAAGGTTATCGTCAAGAAGACTTGTTTGATGTTTTGTTTACTGAAACATACTACGGTAAAGAGGTTCTTAGGAACGCTGAACCCTCTGAACTACCCTTTTAATATCTCGGCATTCCGTAGAACAACATCTCGTCTCTACAGATAGGCCCTTCATTAAATACGATACCCGGTCTGAACCCTGTGTTTGGATTGGGTATTATTTCTCCACTAGTTTCGTCATTATACTCAGGATATAATTGCGACTGGTTTCTTAACCATCTATTGAGTTTCTCTGTGTAGAAGTCAGCCTTTGTCTTAGCACCTCCCTTAATCGTTTTAAAGGTAGCCAAATCAATTGAACTACCTTGTTCAGTGGAATTACTCACAAGACCTGCGTTAGCGTATTCTACGAGTCCGAAATCAAGTGATACATAGTATGAGTTCCAAATACAACAAGGGACAATATAATCATCCAATAACTCTTTGTAGTTTGTATTACCTGACAAAGATATATCACCAGTAGTAATGAGTTGTTGCATCTTCTCGTATAACGATTGACCCAACGATTCTTGAGCAACTATATCTTGACCCAATCTAATAGCAGAAATTAACTTACTACTATCTAAGTTAGGACTAATAGGTGTGTAATCTTTTAGTTTTTGTTCACTTACGAAATATGCTGTAATACTCATAATATTTGATTTTGAATAATATCTGTGTTTATTTGTTGGTTTGGATATAACAACTTAATGACAGGGTTTAATTGACCAATCAATTCGTCTTGTATCGGTTTGATGGTTGTATTCAAGAATAACTGAAATGAGTTCTTTATCTCATCAGCATTTGAACCTAAACCACCACCATTATTGAGTCCAATCAAAAGACCACTACTTACCTTGTGACCTGACAAAATTTGTCTTGTTGTCAAGTCAAAGACTTCAGTGTAATAACCATCGTGAGTATTGGTAGGTATTTGTGTAATCTGTGGGGCTAATTCACCACCATCACTAAATGATACCATCGTTCTACCTGCACCTTCAGCACCAGCAAATCGGTCTTCAATCATTTGTAACATACGTCTCTGTTCTTCTGATGACTCAGGAATTTGATTTGGGAAGTTTACCCATAAACCTGGTAATCCACCTTGTAAGATGTTTGATAAATGGAATAGAGATATTTGATGAGCCAATCTAATGTCGTTAACAACAGACATATAACCTGGTGAACCATAGTAATCATAACCTGGTGAATATCTCTTTATATGGTATATTTGTCTATATGTGTCAACTGTTGGGTCTAACTTGTTAAACTCAATAATATTGTTTTTCTTATAATCCAACCACGACTCACAGTAATAGTAAATCTCTTGTTCGTCATCAATAGATTCTTTCTTTTGAACTCTAACTGATGATGATGGTAATACGTATATACCGGCTAAACCTTCCCCCCCTCTGTCATTACTCCATACTGTTTCTATAAATGCATTTCCTGTGGTGATATATTCCCACGTCAACTCTCTAAAGAACTCATCTAAGGTTTGAACACCATTAACCATAGTATCTCCGTCAACCATACCTTGACCTACTACATTATCTGCTTTAGCAGTTACGCATACATTATGTGTTGGGTTATAATCCAACATACTGTATAAGAATTCAGGGAAAGCGTTGTCTGAACCCCAATTTACCCAATCTTGATTTCTAACGACTTTTTCATCAAATCGTGAAATACTATCAATTCTTTTTCCAAATGCTTGAAATCTATTATCCATTATTCATAAATAGTTATGTTATTATTAGAATACCCTGTATATGAAGTTTCTGTATTCTCAGGTGGTATTACATATAATATACCCTCGTCAACAACGTCAGTTGTTAATGAAGGATTTAGATTTATTGGTGATGTTTGTTCATAGATTTTATAATAATACCACCCATAGTCCTCAATATCAACAGTTGTCTTACCGAGATATGTTGTCGGATAACCTGTACAACCTTCGAGAGGGACTACACTAACATTACAGGTACTACTATAATACTGCCAAGGACGAATAGTATTTACCTCATTCATAGTAGCGAGATAAAGAGTATCACTAAATGTTCTACCACTATTTGTTGTAAATGAATATTCGTGAACTTTTCCATCCAAATAAGGGTCTTCCATCCATATTGATATACCTATATTACCTTTACCAAAATCTAATATTCTTTCAAGAGGTACAGAAGTACCATCAATAGTCCAAGTGCCACCAGTAACAACTTCACCAACATTTGGACTATCAATATAAACACCCCATTCACCATCAATATCCGGTTGAGAGTCAACTTCCCAACTCATAAAGATATATCTATTACCTTTATTTGCTGATTGAGTTAAATTAGCATATTGTATTGTTGGAGATACTTGATAATACCACGCTCTTGTACCACCAGTAAGGTTTTCACCTGAACCACTAAAGGTAACATTAAATAAATCAACTCTTGGATTTTCTATAGTAGTCCCTGATTGAGGCGTTACATTTTGAGGTATAAATCTTTTAACAAAGTTTTGATTTACCTGATGTGTAATACTCATCATATAGGTAGGATTACTTAAGGTCTTATTCCTTGAGGCATTTACCCATAACGTGTTTTCTGTATTGGCTGATGTTCTAATCATTATCTATAAATATAGTAGGTTATGGAACTAAACCACCATCGGTTATTAACCACTGATAAGTTGATGCTAATGAATTCCTCGCTGCTTGACCTGTTGTTGTATAACCACAAGGTACACCAAATAGATTTATACAAATAGGTGGTGTTTGTGCTTCCCAACCAATAAGAATTTGGTCGTAGTTGTTTTTCTGTAAGTTAGATAAACCAAACATATTAGTCATACCTTGTCTATTACTACAAGATGTAGATACTGAACTAATATCCCAACTACCAAGATTTCTATTGAATGTGGTGGCAGAATAGAACATAGCACCGAAGTCACTTACATTACCAGTATCCCATCCTGATATATCTTCATTATATGATGTACAGTTCTGAAACATCCTAACCATAGTTGTAACTCCACTGACATTCCAATTTGCGAGTCCACCTGTTAATGAATTACAATTTTCAAATAAAGCGCCAGAACTACCTGATATAGATAATTGTGTTGCTTGACCAGTGAAGTCTACAAGGTTACGACAACCTCTAAAATCATTTAAACCTCTACTAAGAGCATATTCAGGAGATATAATTGAAACACTTGTCACTTTAACTGCATCACCTTCAAAATAAGGTGAAGCAGACAATTCAAACTCAAAACCACATAAATCACTTAATACATAACTTGCGGTAACTTCAACTCTAATTGTGTAAATACCTGGTGTAGAATAAACGTGACTTCTTGTTGTTGAAACCAAATCAGAACTACCATCACCCCAATATATTCTAACTTGATTCTGTAGTCCAACAGGTACAAATGAAGAGTTTGTCAAACTAAAATTGAAACCATTTGTACCACTTGAATTATTATTTGTATTACGAGTGTCTATGGTAAACTCATAGTTTCTATCATAATCATATGGTGGGGTATTAGATGGTGTGGGAGTCGGAGTTGCACTTGGTGGTGCTGATGGACTCGGAGTAGGAGTAACAGTTGTAGTGGGAGTGATAGAGGGTGTAGGACTTGGTGAAGGTGGAGGGTCACCAGCGACCTTTATATCCCAATAAGGATATTCAAAACCATTAGTGCTCTCAAATTCAACTCTATTATATGGTCTACCCATTACGCTTTTGATTGTATTCTATACCACTCAACACCATCACTCCATACAGCGATACCTTCATATTCTCTATCTATTTGAAATGCTGAAGCAGAACCATCAAGGGTTTGTCCTCCTGCAGGTATTAGATAGAATTCTTTATTAGCAGTTACTGTACCATCACAAACAAATCTGATTACCCTATAGGTGTTATTCAATGCCGTAGCATCAGGTAAAGTTAGGGCATGAACACCATTACCAGCACCAGATTGCCACCTTAGGTTTATCATACCGGTATTTGAATAAGCGGTATCACCTAAATTAGTTGAACCCACAGGTGCACCAAGTATTTCAACAGGAACAATATAGATAGAACCACTATCGGCACTACCATAAGAATTGGGGAAATTCCTTTTAATGTAGGAGAATGTAACTGCTTTAGTTTCCCCACCATTTACTACCGCGAACTCATCTGAGTCTGTTAGATTCAGAGTATTTGTTAATTGTGATATTTTTTTGTTTGCCATTAGGGTGCTTCTTCTAGTAATAATGCAAAACTATCTTCCTGTAAAAGATTAAAACCATCCTCAAGTTGAATATAGAAGGTTTGTCCTTCTATTGAGGGGGGAACTGCTTTTATATCATAATATGATACATCTAAATCAGTATATCCTATTCTTTTATAGGGTCTTGCCATTTATAAAATGATTAATTGTATTGTTATACAACAATAATAGATTATATCGTGGATTAATGATTTCACTTTTTCTCAACTTCTTTTTTGGAGATGAAACTCCATACGAAACTTGTAAGTGTAATAACTGCACCTACAACCTCTGTTAACATTGCTTCATCGATAACACCTTTGGTTACCAACACTGTACCTGCAACTGTCAGCGCGTGTCTGACTAATCCTTTAATTTTTTCGTCCATAATTCTTTGTATTAATTTTTTTATCATTTGTTTATAATCTTTTCTGTGTCTTTCAACAGTTTATCTATATCCAAGGCTTCGGGCATTGAGAACCAATAGGTCTTTACCCTCTGTTTGTCCTTAAAGTAGGTCATTACACCCACCAAATCATCTTCAAGGTCTATGGTTATATTCTTGAATTTATAATCCATTTAAGACCCCAAAAAATCACCCGTATCACCTGTGATAGGTGGTACAACTGGTGGACACCAATCAACCAAAGGTAATTCATTAACCCACGAAAAATCGGGGTTTACATTACCTTGTATTTCTTGTTGAGAGATTACCCATTCGTTATAACAATCCTGTACGGGATTGAAGTAACTACGAGGTTCCCACTCGTGACCTATTAGTTCGTCTTTCTGTGTTGGTGTTATTATTCCTACGTGTTCCATATTATTTTATTTTATTATGTATATGTATTTCTTCCTAATGAAGTTTGGAAGTCGTTTATTGCTGTTGCTAAGTCAACCAATTCTGTTGACGTTAATCTATAGTTACTATTGAAGAAGAACGCAAATCCCATATCATTATATCCATACGGATTACCAGTCAGGTTCAACGCCCCCATAAAGACAGGCCAATCAGGAAGTGGTGGTTGTATTAACGCACCAGCAGGAGACGTAGTACCATTATAATTTGTTCTAAATTGACCATTACTATCTGTAGTGAACATTAACATACCTTGTTGTCCTGAGTTTATAGCAACGTTTATAGTATTTAATCCAAAACCTATTCTATTTGTTGTTAAGTCGGAGTTTCTAAATGCAAACCATTCCTGTGGTGATACATTATTAAGTGAACCAGTATACCTCTCTCCTGTTAAACTAATGGCTTTATGGTTGTAGTAACCGAATGTTGTAGCAGAAATCGTAGTTTCACTGAAAGGTTGATAACTTGTATCAGCATAAGCATTACTACCATTACCTGTAGAACCACTTGCATTGTGTGTCCAACCACCCGCGAATGTCAAGTCGTATGCGGTATCTAAATTAGCGTTAATTGCGTGTGAACCTGCAACACCACCAACCATAGGATAGAAGTTGTTAAGTTTACTATATACACCTGCTGTCTTAAGGTCAGTAAATAATGTTTGTACTGCTGCATCTATAGTTGCGTTTGTTGTACCACCTGAAGTGACAACTTCGGCTAAGTATGCGGTTGCATCAGGGTCACCTGCTGCTGCAGATGGTGTGGGTGTCGGTGTTATAGTTGGAGTAATAGATGGGGTCACACTAATTGTCGGACTTGGTGTAGGACTCGGTGCAGTACCAACAGTTAAGGTACAAGTCTTAGGGACAGAAGGAATGTCTATTGTATAAACACCTTCATAATTCGTTGATAAGTAATCATAAGGTATTGTTTGTGTTCCCAAATTTATTGTACCACCTGAGAATGGTGCAAAAGATATGTCTACACTCTGACCGTTAAAATTAATACTCTCTATTGTTATTCCTATTTGTGACATTAACTATATGTATTTCTTCCCAATGCTGTTTGGAAGTCGTTTATTATTCCTGCAAATGTTGATACTTGTGAATCTGTCATATAATTACTGTAATATAAGAAACTATATCCACTATCAGTGGATACCCCACCTGCTCCACCACCTTTACCTAACCAACTGTTACCTCCAATATTTAAACCTGCTTGAGGAGTATTAATAATTGTGGTACTACCATTTTTAATCAATTTACCTGTACCACTTGTTGTCCCTGTCTGAGTAGAAGCATATAAACCTAATGCGTCAGTATTACTACCTGTCTTAAATCCACTATTTCTTCTAATATATGCAGTAGTACCTACATCAAATTGAGCAATAATCAAATCTTTGTCACTATTGTCAGACTGCATATCATAACCTTGACTATTACTGTTTTTAACAAATACTTCCATACCGTATGTATTATCACCATAACCACCTGGCATTGTTTGTTTATTAAGACCAACAATTTCACCGTATGTATTAATGCCGTTAGCAGTAGAACCACTTGCGTTGTGTGTCCAACCACCGTACCAATCAATTCTATAAGTGCTTAAAGTGGCTTCAATACCATTTGAATTAGCAATACCACCAATCATTGGGAAAAAATAAAGGTTATTATAGAACCCATTCGCTTTTAAGTCAACAAACAATGTGTTGGTTGCTGCACTCATTGTAGCATCTACTGTACCACCTGAAGCGACAACTTCGGCTAAGTAAGCCGCAGCATCAGCGTCAAATGGTATTACCGAAGGACTTGGTGTCGGTGTCACAGTAACCGATGGGGTGATAGATGGTGTGGGAGTGACACTTACAGTAGGAGTAACAGTTGTAGTGGGAGTGATAGAGGGTGTCGGACTTGGTGGGAATATTGGTGAGAATGTAAAGTCACATGCTGTAGGGTCAGCAGGTTCACCTAAACCACCTACCCATCCCGCAACCCATCTGGCTTTAGGACGACCAGGTACAGGTGCTCCTCGTCTTTTACCTATAACAGGTTTTATCCCTGCAGGAATCCAATTTTTACCATTCCATCTAATCATATTGTAATTGTATTAAAGGCTATAAAAATGGGAAGGAAAGAGGAATACTCAATCCTCCCCATTTTAAATTTTATTTATTAGACTGCGTCAAAGGTAATACCTGTGAAGACAGCGTCAATTGTGGTCGCAACCTCAATTTCTCTAACAGCAGCAGGTTCACCACCAGTCGCTGTAATTGTCGCACCATTAGCGTCAGTGAACGCAGCACCTGTTTGAAGGGTAGCGTCGTTTGCTGACAAACCATTAACCTGTGCGGGGAACCAGTAACGTCCGTTATTGTCTTCAACAACACAGAAGAATTCAGGTTGTTTAGTCAATTCAAAGAAAACGTTTCTTAAATTGTTATCCCACTTAGGTAAGTTCATCGTAACACTTGGTTGGTATACGATTGAATTAGATGTTGCATTAACAGATACAGTTTCACTCATACTTGATGAACCCTTAACGAGTTCAAACTTGTACATAATTCCTGAACCTGAGATTGCTGTAATTTGGTCGTCAGCATCAGTAGTAACACTTGAAATAGTATTTCCACTTGCACCTAATACCCAAATTGCTTTTATTCCTCCGATAGAGGCGTCTCTACATCCTAATTCTAGACCATTTGATATAAAACAACTCATATTTTTTTATTTTTTAATGTTGAGTTTATGGTTTAGAACCGATTAGTCAAGGAATACGAAATTACTGACTTCGTGGACTCCAATACCGAATCCTACTTTAGTGATTGATGCAACTGTATCGTTGAAGAAATCATACTGAACTCTAACTGCCATACCATCGTCAGCAGAAAGTCCGATAAGAATGTCCTGTGAAGGTCCACATACAATCGTATTCAATCCGTCAAGACCTTGTGTAGGAACAACAGCGATGTTTGAACCTGGTAAGAAGACAGTAGTCTCAGTTGATAATCCTGACTCATCACCTAAAGTAAATAGGTTCATAGATGAAGTCTTTGATAAGTTAGCGATGAATGCTCTGTAGTCAGCGAATGACAAGAAGACAGTCAAATCAGTTCTTCTTTGAACCTTTGCAGGTAATTGAAGAATAACTGAGTTCAACACGTCAACAGCGTTATCAACAGTTAAAGCAGTGTAAGCACCACCGTCAGTTCCACCAGCAACAACTAAGTCAGCGATACCGTTGATACCACAAGATGTTCCCTGCCATAATTCAACTTCCATAAAGTCAGATGCTCTGTTACTCAAGTCCTGAATGAACAACTCCTCAAAAGGAATGTTCTCTTGGTATAATGAGTTAGATAAAGCCTGTGACAAGAAGTAGTCTCTCAACTCGTTTCCACAGTTGTTTAATCTTGCTGATTTGTAACAACCAACAATCTCTACTTGTGTAATGTCAGTAGTACCTGACTCAGAAAGACCACAAGTCAATCCATTCTGCCATGCGGGGTCATTAGCCATAACACCGATTTTCATAGATGTACCCTTCATATTTGGGTAAATCTTTGCGTATCTTGGAGTAACACTACCCAAGACCGAGTTCAACAACATCTCGTCTGCTCTCTCTAATGAGAATGCGTCAAGTGCTGTTAAATCATACGAAAAGTTTAGTTTCTTTTTCATAATTAAATTATTTTAAATACTTTTTTAATTGTTCAACCCTGTATTCTGAAAAGGATTGACCCAACTTTTTATTGTTTAGAGTTTTGTTTTTGATGTTCTCTACTTCGGGAGACTTCTTGAAGTTTTCTAATTCTGTTTTTACTTCATTCATTTCCTTTTCTGCGGAAGCACTAAACTCCGAGAACAAATTTAATACCTGTGAAATTGCTGTCTTAATTTCAGCCATCTCAGTTTTTAGCGAAGCAAATTCTTCAGAACTTTCTAACGAACCTGAACCTTCTTCGTCGGGTCTGCGGACACCAGTGATGATGCCCTCAGCATCCACAACGAGTTGGATTCCTGATTCTGTGACGTGCTCCCCTTCCGGTGCATCAACTCTTGAATCATCTTCTGTGATTACATATAGTCTCTGTCCCTCTGCGAAGTCTTCACTCAAATCGTTTGTGATTCTCGTTCCATCTTCTAAGGTAGCGCTGTCAAACTTTTCATCTTCGGTTTCTTTTGCTTCAACAACTATCTCGGCTTCGTCAGGTGTCTCGTTAGAGATTGCATCCATAGATGCCATAGCAACTACTTTACTCTCTATATCTAACTTGACAACTTCACCAGAGGATAGTGTGTGTTCCATATCACCAGGAGCGGGGACTAAGTTACCATCATTAGCAACAACATATAGTGTATCACCTAATTCAAGGGTTTCACTATCTGTATTGTTTGTAACTTGTGTACCGTCTTCTAATTGTGAACTGAAAAACTTCTGTTGAGTTTCAGAAAATTCCAAATTTAAAAGTTCCTTAATTTTACCAATCGCGTCTTTTGCGTTTAACATATTATTCGGTTTTTTTAAGTATGTTTATTATTTCATTATATAAATACTCGTCGTTACTGAAAGATTGTTGGACAAGTTCAAATTCACCCTCAACGGATAAACCTTTTACTTTTCCTGTCTTTATTTGTTCGTTCCACACTTTGTCGTTTTTCACTTTATAAGCGACCATCCAACTTCCGATAGGAACTTCTTGACGAGTAAAGCCTAATGAATAAGCCTTATCTAAATCAGAAGTAACAATCCAACTCTCTACCATATAAATATCGTCATACTTAAGATTGGTATGTTCTAAGTTGGTACTATTAACTCTTTTTTCCATTAAAAATTTTTGTGCTATTTTCTCAATAGTCTCTTTTGTGAAGTATACAAAATATTCTTGTCTTGTAACCTCATCAATACGTTTTATAAGTCTATCAGGCAACATTGCCGGTGAGTAAATCATTCTCTTCTCTTCATCTATATTGAAGGTGAATTGTTCTTTGAACTTACTCTCTTCACTGACATACTTACAAGGTCTGTAATGTTTTTTACCATCATACTCAACCTCATCGTATACTCCTTTACATCCCATCACCTCTGATTTCCATACAGCAATTTCTTCTAACTCATAGACAGGTAAACCATATTGATATACAACAGGTTTATCTTCTTCGTGATGACTTAATTCAATTTCACCTAATAAGTTAATTCTTGTTAAAAAGTCATTAACATCAAATGACACACCTTCATCCATAAAGTTTCTAATTGCATGTTCTGCAACTTTCTTTCTCTCTTCCATATCACCGACTTGTAAAATCAAATCAATAACACCTTCAATCATCTCTCTATCTTCATCGTGTGAGAATGCAACCTTTGGATTTACTTGTCCTGAACCACCTGGTGCAGGTAATTCCATTTCTGCTTTTCTCTTACCTCTTGTAGCAGTTTTTGGTATTCTTTCATCGGGGGAAAATGAAAGTTCAGACCATACGTGTCTACAATTTGCACCCATCTTCCATCTGAATATATCAGGTGAAGTTCCTTTGGGTCTCGGTACAATCTTTCTGTCTTTATCTTCAGCAGTAAGTTGTAAATTTAAACTCTGTATATCTTCAAATCTATATACCAATTGTTTTTGACCAATCATCTGTCTACATATCTGTCTTGATGTAGAAATAAGGGGGCTACCTTGACCTGGTCCGATGGTATAGATATATCTTCTCTTTCTGTATGAACTATCCATTATAGAGGGTTCATTTGGACTACTAACAATTCTATAAAACTCTTGAGCCGTATAATTGTTATTAACTTTCTTTCTGTATTCCTCAATCAATTCCTCTGTATATTGTTCATCAATTTCTACTGAGTCAGTGATAGTCCAACCATTTTCTAATAACACATCCAATTCAACACCTTTCTCTTCCATAGACAACTCTTCTGTAGAACCATCGTCCCATAGTTGTGTTGCTTCTTCGTGTGTTTGACAAGGCATATATAATTCTTGACCTTCATACTCGTGTATATGTGAACCACTACATCCCATACTTGCTGCTTCACTATCTGCTTCAGATTGTGTTTTGTATAATGGAACACCATTAATATCAACAACAGCATCAAATGTATGTGCTTTTGCAGAGAGGGGGACACAATTGGGTACTCGTCTACCATTCTTGATTTTAGTTCCGATTGCTTCGTATCCTGATTGACAAGGATTGGGGGTTATAAATTCTTCTTCAACAGTTGTGATTTTTCTATCCAACCATTTTAGGGCTGCATTACATTCATTCTTACTTCTACATCCCCACGCAGCCATTGCGGTTTTTCCACATCCATCATCATATGATGTTGAACTATCCAAATCAACCATATGACGAGAAATATAAGATTTCATTCTCTTTAAGGTCTGTAATGATACAGGTTTTTTCTGTGCTAGTTGTTGTGCACGAACCTTACCTGTTTGTGTCATACAATCGTTGGGGTTACCACTTTCTTCAAGGTAGTTTAGTGCGACTTGTGCCGCATCACTCATATATTGTGGATAGTCAGTATAACTCTCAAATTCTTGTTTTGACATATACACCCATTCGGTCTCAATCGCAGGATTCTGAACCAACGCTATCTCAGTTACCGAAGAATAATCTTCTAATTCATTTAAAGGTGTTTCTTCAAGTAAATTATCAGTTATTTTTAATTCGTATATTTTCATTACTAATAAATATTACAGTTTAGACAATTCTTGTAGTCTTCTTTCAATATCTTGTGCGTCTGTAATTTCTTTTTCAAAAACATACGCTCGTAAAGGGGTTGTATCTCTACGTTCAAGAGCATCTATAATTCTACTATCGTCAAATGATGTATTACCCATAAATATAGGGTTACTACTACCAGAGTCCAATACAAATCCTCCTTGAGCAAATCTTTGTAGTCCTCTTTCGTTTAATTGTTGTAAAAGGGGTAAGAACTCCCTTGTAGATTTTGCGTTAACTACGAACTCTCCATTACTCAACATCGCAGGTATACTATCACTAGTACCGGTACCTTCACCTTTAACTATACCACCTTGAGCAAACGCGGGAACTGATTTAAGGTCTTCAATTTGTGATTGGATAAGTCCTATCTGTAAACTACCTGCCGTTCCAACTGCGGCTGTTGCAATTGCGTTAAACGGAGGTGGTAATGCTAATGCTCTAACCGTAGCAACAGCGAGTTGTGATATTGCTTCAATCTTTGCAAATTGTAGACTTCTAAGTTCTGCTTGTCTTTCAAGTTCTAATATTCTACGGGTTGCATCCTCTTGTATCTCTTCTCTTAGGTCTGCCGCTTCTTTTGTATCACCTACCACTTCGTCTAATAATGCTTCGGTCTCTCTCTGTATTACACTGATTTGGAATTGTGATTGTTCTGCCAATGCTGCACCTACCTGACTTATAGATGACAATACCTCTTGTAGATTACCTAAGGTTTCTTCCAAACTTTGTTTTTGTATATCTTCTTCTTCTTTGGTATTCTTCTCAATCAGTTCTTTTCTCTTCTCAAGGAACTCCTCAAGTAGTTCTAATCTCTGTTCTTGAGTAAACTCATCCAAATCTATTTGGTCGTTACTTATTTCTTTAAAGAACCTTGTAAGTTCACTTAAGTTAGCATCTAATTTTGAGGGGTCAGGGTCTAATAACTTTGTAACGTCAAACTCTTCTGCTATTTCATCAAAGTTAGTTAATACTAAACCAAAGAACTCATCAAAATCATTTGATGTATCTTGTATACCTTCTGTTAATTGTTGTGTCTCAAATAATACACCCCTGATTGCATCTTCTGCTTTGGCAGTATTTGTAATAACATCAATTATCGCATCAGCCTGTTCTTCGGATAGTTTGGTTGCATTTTCAATTGCTTTCTCTCGGTCTTCAGCATTTAATTTATTTAAATCCGCTTCTTCTAATAGTTGTTCTCTGATTGTATCAATCAACTCCTGTCTCTTATTGAAGAACTCTATCGTTCCTTCTTCTATATCTGCAACAGATAATTGGAACTCAGATATTGTTCCACCAACTTCAGTAAACTTTAGTGAACCCTCCAATTGAAGTTTATTTGTTAAACCATCAAGTAGGGGTATAACGATATTATTAAATTCATCCTCTGTATCTACACCTAACTCTTTTAATGAATTAAATGCAACCTCATAACCACTCAATATTTGTGTTATTGCTGCTCTTTGTTCATTCGTAAACTTATTAACATTTTCTTCTGATAAGAATGCATTTTGAACCTCCTCAATTTTATTACCGAATAATTCAATATCACCGGTAACAAATGCTTCTGTTAATTGTTCTCTAATCTTATCAACCTCTTGACCAAATATATCAGTTTCACTTTTTGCATCTTCAACATCTGTAAGATAACCTGTAAATGTATCACTTAATGTTTTTCTATTTTCTTCGGTCGCTTCTCTTAACTTAAGTTGTAATGTAAGTAACTCTTTGAGGTCTTCAATAATCTCAGGTTCAGGGGTATCACCAAATTCTAATAATTGTCTATTCAATACACCTACAGCATCAGATGCATCTTGTAATGCATCACTAAAATCTTCCAATGCTTTTGCACTTCTGGCTTTCTCTAAATCTTCTAATCTCTTCTGTAAGAATTCCAATCTCTTTGTTAATGCATCAGTCTCCCCTTCAGCCTCGCCTATGGAGTTCTGTAATATCTCAATAAGGTTCTTGATACTCGTGATATTACTCTCTACTTGGGGTGAACCAAATGAACCGATATAACCTGTCAATGCATCTTCTGCAACATTTAACAATTCTTTCTGTTCTGCTAATGTTAGGTTTAAATCTTTTATTTCAATAACACCACTCAATATGTCATTACCTAACTCACCAATAGATTGACCAAAGTTTCTTACTGCACTTTGTGATTCAACTAAGTTATTCAATTGCTCTTGAACTGATGCAAGTTCTTCTGTTGTTTGTGATAAGTCAAACGACTCATATTCTTTTAACAATAAATCAGTTTCTGTTCTTAATCCATCTATCGCTCTTGCTGTTGCTCTACTCTGTAATTCTAAATCTCTTTGTGCATCTTCGTTTTCACCAAATGCTTTTGTTGAGTCTTCAGTACCCTCACTCAATGCAATAAATGCTGTTACCAATAGAGTGATTGCCGCTAAGACCGCTCCTAAGGGGTTTGCGGCTAGTGTAGTGAATAATACTTTAAGTGCCTTACTACCTGCTACTGTTGCGGTGTTTAACGCTCTCTGTGCAAGTGTGGTTGCGATGACTCTCGCTTCAAGTGCTCCCTCAATTACAATACGAGCCTGTAATGCTAAGTTAATTGCTTGAGTAGATTTTTCAACAGCCGCATTTACTGCTTCATTCTCACCACCAAACGACCTTAATGCTTCTTGTGCTAATAATATACCTGATACAACACTCTCACCGAATGCAACATAGGCTTGTGTCTTTTGTTGGGGGTCTAAACCTTCAAAGGTTTGTTCAAATCCTTTTAATGCACTTCTTGCTTCGTTTAGTTCTGAGGTAAGTTGATTAAACCTCTCAGAACCTATATCAGTACCTTTTAACTCTTCCGTTAATTGTTCAATTGCGGTTTCTAACTCACCTATCGTTTTGACGGCTTGTTGTGCTCCATCAATTTCTAATTGTATTGCTATTGTTTTTGCCATTATCTATAAATATTAATTAAGGTGGGAAACCCTCGTTTGGTGATACGGTATAGTTAGGTGATGGTGGTTCAGTATACTCAAATCCACCCAAGTCTTTTATTAAGTTAACCTCAGTTAGTTTATCGTCAGTCAAACTGGCTTCATTAATTTTCTCTATTCTAAAGAAACTATCTTTAATATATATCTTATCTCTTAAATCTATACTACCGACTTCATTTGGTTGTAAGTATATCCTACCACTAAACCTCCTCGCTTCACTTGAATACTTTTCATTATAACTCTGTTCTTGGAATACCTCAAATATGTTATTACTTGTGAATTGACCTATAACAGAATTGTTATTACCAAAAAAGTCCCAACTCTTTCCGAAGTTTAAATCAGAGAATTGATTAAACGATTGAGATGGTTGTAATTGACTTAAGTGATTGACTGCGGGGTATGTTGTCCACTCTACTTGTGTTGTCCCTGATTTTAACCACCAAGAGGTTTGACCAGTACCATCTTCACCTGTATACATAAACCTATTACCTACCCAAAAGAATAAGTGAGGGTTTATACTAGCAGCAACCTTTTGGTTACTATCACTAACCCTAAACATCCTTGGTAGAATAACATAGTCACTACCATCAATAGTATCCGTAGGTGTCGGAGAGAATACAGATTCAAATATCTCTTCCCCTTGTAATATATTACTATCGTCTTTTATTACTGTCCTTGTTCCAAATCTTTTGTTAAAGTTATTTTCATAATATTGGTTTTGAACTTCGGGTATACCACTTTGATATTGATATATCACTTCCTTTGGTAAATCAAATGAGAATGGTTCAATAACATAATCATTACTAATATCTAATTTACCAGTCCAATCTTTTACTGTTCTATTGTCATCATCAAAATACAATGCAAAAGGTTCAACGGTTATCGTTCTCTCATCTTTAACCAAGAAAACCATATTAAACATATTTACAATATTCTTTAAGAAATCAATTGCTTTTATATCAGGTAAGTTTAATGTAATATCCACATCGGTTGATACCAATTGTGGTGAGTTGAATAACAACCACTGAGGTGCGGCATAGTTTGCATCATATGCTTTTAATATCAAGGTTTGTGTTTGGTTATACCCTACACCAGGCCCACTTTCAAATTGAACAAATACCTGAACGAAATCACCGGCATTAAGATTTGCTGTAAATGGTAATAACAATTGTTGGTCGTTATCAGTTGCATCCAAGAAACCTGTATTAGCAATCGTTGTTCCGTTTTCTATGTCGTTGGGGTTGGATGACTTATTAACAAATATTCTAAAACTTAATTCTTCGTTGAATGTTCCAACCTTTGTATAGGCTAATCTGATATTGAATGAATACGACCCTGACTTTGGAACTGCAAATCTTCTTTGACTAAATTGATAGTTATTGAGATTATCATAACCATCAGGAGTCGTTCTATTGAATGGGACAACAGATGCATTAGGTTCTATTGTACCTGCGTAACTCTGTGTTGTTGAGGTGTTGGTATATACCTTGAATACATTTAGGTTTTCTGTTTGGTCAGGTACACTAACACCCAAATTATCAGCATAACCTAAATTCATATATAAGGAACGGAAGTATGAACTGTTGATAAACTCTGAGTCCACAACATAACCTGTATATTCAATAATTCTTGTGAACATCTCTGATAACCTAATTGCTGGTCTCCAAATCCTTTCAGGTAACGGATTACTTGAATTACTAAAACAAGGGGAAGAACCAATACAAAAATCAAAGTCAGGTGCACTACCTGTATACTCCAATCCGTAGTTTATCATAGGGTATAGTATAGTTCCACCAAATAAACCATTAGTAGTTCCTGAGTCAGCATACCAACTTGTTGTAATAGCAGAATAGTTTACCTCGTGGTTAAGGTCAGCCCAATTAAGTTCAGATAGTTTTAAATCCCCTAAGAGGTTGGAAAAATCAACTAACTCCTGTATGATGTATACTTCATACTCATCATACAATTCGTTACGATATACACCATTTAAACGAAGTGTTCCTTTGAATATATCATTACCCATATTCTGAACCACACACGGTAGTGAGTTAAGGGGGTTGTATTGAACTCCGTTTATCTCAAAGAAGTTAGTGAATACCTTTGAGTTCTTTGCTGTTGCAGGAACTCTAAATGTCTTCGTATAGTTTGACCTTCTTTCAAATCCTGATAAGTCACCTTCTTGTATTACAAGATTTATAGGTACATCATCAAATAAATCCAAATCAGTATGGAAGTTATTTGTATCTCCTGTTGCTACTAATAATAATGTCTTCATCACTTATTCAATAATCTAATATTATTTGAGTATTCGTATTGTAATGTAAGGTTGGTAATTTCTTTTCCTCTACCCGCTGTCTTCTTCTCAAAATCAGTTGATATGATATTGACGGGGAATATCTCACCATTACCTAAAATGATATAAACATCGTTTGAGGTATATAACTCCTCAAGGTAATACATATCAGGTTGGTTGATAAACCCTGTATTAACTGTATGGACTTCTCTCATCTGTGTTGTGTAATCTGTGAGACCCCTTCTGTATGTTGTCTTAACAGGGTTAGCACTACCATAGTCAATTGAGAACTTCTTATATCTCTCTCTGTCTATTGCAACTTCTTCTACTTTCTTGTAGTTGAATCGGTAATAGTCCCACGTTCCAAATCTATTCTTAAAGATAAATTGTCTTGAGTTAAATGCATCATACTGACATTCTATATTGAATGTGAATAACTCTGATACAGGTTCATAATCTTCACATACACCAGGTGTCGGTACTGGTGGTGTTCCTCTTAATGCTTCATCGGGTGGGTCAGTGACCGTAGGTGTCGGGTCAGGGTCACCACCTCCATCAGGCGCTGCACCACCTCTACATTCATACACCGCAGTACAAGATACACAACTAGCATAATCAGCAGAACCTGCAACAAGTGCATCAGGAGTACTAGTGGATGTATTCAAAGCATAATAACAAGCGTTATTATAAACTCTTATCGTTCCCGTTGTTCCACTTTGAATACCTAATACAACATTAGAACCACCACCACAACAAGGTGCCATCTCCCACTTAGTATAACCCGCAGGTAGACCTGATGGAGTTATAGAAGGGGTGACAGTAGGTGTCGGAGTCACAGATGGTGAAACCCCTTGTGATGGGGTGACCGATGGTGTAGGAGGAATTGTCTCATCACCTAATACTTGAACTGTGTAATAAGCAGTACCATCAGGTATATAGATATTCTTAGGACCGGCACCTATGTGTATTACATTCCATCCATTTGCAGTCTCACCTGTAGGAATTGATATAGGATATGTCTCAGTACAAGTATCTCTTGGGCCTCCACCATTACTTCTAATGTTGTTTACCGTATAACCTGTTATAAGGACGTTAGATTCATTATAGAACTTATATTGAACATCATATACGTAAGATGTGTTTGGAACCAATTGTGGGAAATTATAATTCAATACAGATAACGTGAAATAGTCGTTATCACCCACCTCTCTAATTCTTGGACTATTCGTCATAAACAAACTAGTCTGTGATGGATATAAACCATCATAACCTGTCATCAATAACTTACTAGTGTCATATGATTGTAAGTTAGAATAGAAGTTTCTACCCATAGTTCCAAGATAGGCTCGTTTCTCTCCTGATGGATATGCGGGGTCACCGACTGATTTACCCACACCGGTATAACCTGTGATTACTCCTAAACTATCAGCGTGTTCTTCACCAAAGAACATCTGATAAGATACCACCTCACCTGTTGGAGGTTTTGAGAAGTAGTTGGTTTCGTGAACGAATATCTGTGAAGTACCTGAAAAGGCTATCGGGTTATTTAATGAATAGTTGTCAATTACATCACCTACGGTAACGATACCCAAACCTTCGGGGTTAGGTGTACACTTACCTTGATATATTGTCTCACCATTTATGGTCATATCAAAGACATACCTAAACTTGTCTTCTGTATTTGTATCAGCAGACAATACAAAGTAGTTGTCAGGTGATAATGTCGGTTGTAGGTTATTTATATTTTTTTCAATACTAATCTGTCCCATTATTGTATATTAATTAAATCGTTTGAACTGGTACCTCTAACAATTATTTCTTCTATGAACTCCTCAAATAGTTCTGCGTATTCTTCTTGTCCTTCTTCTACCAAGTCGTTTATTATATTGTCTATTGCGTTGTTTATAAAATCTATACCCTTAATACCTTTCATCCAAATACTCTTACCGATGAGGTAAGTTACCGTATTCACATCAAGACCAGGTATTGATACCCCTCGTTGTTGAACCCACTGTTGTATATCTCTAACAGGTGGCCATCCTTTGATATTACCTTGACCTATAGTTCCTGAACCACGTTTTCTACCTTGGTCTACATAATAGTAATAATCATCCATAATGATTACACCCTTGGGGTCTCCTGTATCAATATCGTTTTCTATTTTGTAACTAATACTATTAGATAAATCACTAGTATTGTTTTTAACGTATGTTCCCTGACCTTTGGGTTCACCATTATATCCACGAGAGGGGTATCTCTTGGCTAACTCCTTTCGTAGTTGTTGAACAAGAAGTTCTAACATCTCTTCCATTATCCTGCAATTGGTTCACAAGTGTTTATGGAGTCTACCACTCTAACAGATAGTTGTAGTGACACCCCACCAATAACATCGTTAAATCTTTCAACAAAAGGAACAGCATTAACAGGGAAATCAAAATCAAAATACGTTTCCAAATTATCTTGTTGGATATATGCCAATAAGTCCTTACCAATCATTTGCATGTTGGAGATTACACTAACCCTATTCTCTTCATCCGCTTGAACTTGGTCACCTAAGGTAATGGTAAACTCATATGTGGTATATGTCTTATTGTAACTAATGTTTTGAGGGGTTACAAATACAAACGGATATAAGGTGGTAGTCTCATCATCCATCTTACCATAATCAACAAGATTACCAAACCCCCATCCATTTACTTGTTTGTGAGCATCAGCAAAGTTGAATATTTCATCAACCGCTCTTTTAAATGTCATTTCGTTATATACTGTCATCTTACTGTTCTTGTTTTTTCTCGTGCTCTTTTTATTGCATTCATCTCACGAGTTTTCTTATCCTTTATATATGATAAATAATTAAAACATTTAATAACGGAGTATTTTAATACCTCATCCATCTTTGTAATGTCTTCATCTGCTAATATCATTATTTGTTGGTAATAAAACCTTGCACAAGTTTCCCACGAAGGTATTTGGGGAGTATCTTGCTCATCATATCTACGGCTTTCATTCTCCTCTTCATCTTCTTTGTCTTCATAGTCAAAGAATGTGTTATACTTGTTATATATTGTTTTGTGAAGTCCAAAAAAAAACGCTGAGCCCCTGACACAATCTCAAATGGTAGGTCTTTGAATACCTCTGCTCGTTTTATCATAGAGTCACTATCATACTCTTCCAAAAAGTATTTCTTACCTATCTGACCTATTACAGGTCTATAGAAGATTGCTGTTATCTTATCTAAGTGTTCGTGATGTGATAACGATATGAATGTCTCCAAGTCCACCCATCCACCAAAGTTAATCTTTGTTAAATCAGTCTCAAGACCATAGGTTATCCCCTTAAACTCAAATGTGGATTGTACCTGTTCTTCATACTTCTTAATCTTCTTTGATAATATCTTATCTGCGATTATGGTTGCTTTATTTTGGTCTATCTTCCTTAAGTCTTCTTCAGGTATTGAAGTTAGGTGTGACATTAATTTTAAGGGGTCTTCTAACGACTCTTTATTCTTTTGTATATCCATATACTCACCAAGTGTGAGTTGTGGGTTTATATCGTATCTATTGTCTCCTATCGTAAGTTTAATATTGTTCATGCCCAAGTATTATTTTTTAAACAATTGAATATCGTGGTTTTACTACAACCATATTCTAATGCTAGTTTATCCATACTAGTATTCGTGTGGTTATACAAATCACGTATCTCAGTGGCTCTTTCCATATCTAGTTTACAGTACACCCTTCTTCTTGTATTTGCTTTGTTTGTAGATAGTTGTAAGTTCACCAATCTATTGTCCAATTTATCTTCGTTGATATGGTCTATCTGTAAATGTTTGGGTATCTCACCATTAAAGTATTCCCACGTAAATCTATGTAGTGATATTGCTTTGGTTTCACCCCCATCTAAATACATCTTAAAGTATTTGTATCCTGAGGGGTTTATCCAATACTTTAATTTTAGTCCGTTTGCATTGTAAACGTTACCTTCTTTATCTGCTGTATAAGTCATAATTTATTTATCATTTATTCTTTTATTTCCAAAATCACAATACTTCTTATTCAACTCATACCCCCTAAACTTTCTTTCCATATCTTTACAGGGTAGTCCTGTTGTTCCAATACCAGCAAATGGGTCTAATACAACATCACCAATATCAGTTAATAAATTGATAAAGTATTCTGGTAATTGTCTATGATATGGTGCGGGGTGTTTGATATGATTATCTCTTGCTGCACCTGCTGTTGAAAATCTAAATACATTATCTGGTCTAACTCTATCTTTAACTACAAGGTCTCTTTCAACATCATAAAGTCTAACACCATCTATAATATTACCTTGTGGTTTAAATAATCCATTTCTTTCAAACCTTTTTTTTGTTTCAATATTAGTATCTTCCAATACTCTATCCATATAGAACTTTAACTCTTTTTGGTTTTTAACAAAATGAAATATAAACTCTGTGGTATTTCTAAATCTTCTCTTACCCCCATTTGGTATACCATTTCTTTTGTGCCAGATATAAGTGTCGTAGAACTTTAACTTGGTCTCCTTCTGACTTCTATATATCAATTCGTATATAAAAGGGTTTCTAAGTCCATTCTTACAATTATCATTTATGTTAAGTATGAAACTACCACTTGGTTTTAAAACTCTCTGTATCTCGTTAAAAAGGGGTAATAACCAATCACAATATTCTTGTGGTTTTTTT